TCGTTGTATCTTGGTCTACCAACTACTCTAAATCTTGATATTGATTTTTCTAAATATTCGTCTCGTATACCTTTAAAATAAATTACGGTATCATCTAATGCACTACCTGTAAGTTGTGCTAAACTTCCTGTTGTCCACTTTGAGTCGTCCCAAACGACTTCTAATGATGGTGGATAAATTGTATGTGTTTCTCTTGAGAAGAATGATAATGTACCAAGTCGTGAAGTTCCACCTTCATCTGAAGTAGTATCACCACTATATGAATAAGTTGTTCCATAAGAACCTGTAGATTCCCTCTTAACTATAAATCCATTGTTTGGATATATAGAACTTGAAAAAATATGATTTCTAACCAAATCAGTTACATCAAATCTAACATCTCGTTTATCATAAGTTAAACCAAAAGACCCACTTATGTTATATTGTGAATAAGAATCTTGTGAACCACTAAACCAAGAACCACCATCTGTCAAGAGTGAGCCTGTCACCCATGGAAGTTTTTGGTCTTGGTCTCTATATTGATATGATGCACCATTTGTAGTTATAGGACTATCAAACTTTTTACCAGTTCCTGATTTCCAACTTCCACTAACCATATAGATAACAAGGTTTTGTTCTGCCTCTATATCTTTTGAACCTGCATCATATAAATTTAAATAAAATTTTGCATCTGTAGGTATCTTACCATCTTGAATTGACTTAGATACATAAGAGTAGTCTGCACTTAATAATATACGAGATATATTTATTGTACCACCATCCGAACTTACTTCTTTTACAACTTCTAATATTTCATCATGACCAGCATTCAACGATGATGTTGTACCACCTGAATAAATTGTTGTGTCTCTGTTTATGTATTCAAAATAATGCATTAAAAGTCTCCTACTACTCTACCCTCAATATCTGTATTGGGTAGTTTTACCTCAAAACAACTTGGGTCTAATGATGGATAAAGAACACCATCTCGTAATGCAGATTGTATATCGTATATGTTTCCACTATATCCTTCTGCAACTACATGTTTGTTATCAATTACAATTATATCTTTATTTGGATTATTGTCTTCAGGTGGAACTAAACTTGCCACACCCTCTACTAATGAAATCTGATATGCAATATCACTTAATACAATCGGTTGACCTATTTGCCATTTTTGTATATCAAAGTATTCTTTAACTTTTTGGATTGTCTTAAATAATACATCATTTTTGTTATAATTTCTTTTTGTAATAATACTAAATTTTACACCAATGTTTATAATATATGCATTTTTAATATTGATTGCATCTGTTACCATTCTGTATTGTGAAAGGTATGTTCTTAAATTTTCTTTTACTGCTCTATTGATTGGTGTTAGTTTTCTACCTACATCATATCCAAGAACATACATGTTTAGTGCTAATGGATTGTCTGCAGTACTTACATTCTCATTCACTACAACTTCACCTGTTACACTATCTACATATGTATTTGTTTTCTTTTCTAATTGTTCATCTTGTACTACAAATGCCTTTGCAATATTACCATACTTTTGTGGTAATGAATAAACACGAGTAATGTAATCCTTTTGTGTTACTGCACGACCTTGAGAGTTATGGTTGGCTGCTGCATTGAGACGAATTTGTTGTAATGATTCTTCACCACTACCACCACTTGCAGGATTTGGATTAATAAAGGATAAACTTGATTCTGACTCTCCTACTTTTGTACTATCAAGTCCTTGAGAGTTTATAGTAAATACTACATCATTTTGATTTTTTATTGTATTTGACCTCACATTATGTTCAACTGCTCCACCATAATTATAAGTTACGGTAAGTGTTGTATTACTTGGTGCCAAACCAAATGTCTTTGTTTTTAAAAAGTTACTTGGGTCAAATGTGGCATCTATTTTAGATACACCAGTTGCCAAAGATGAACCTACATTGTCTGGATTTGGAATTATTTCCTCATCAGGATTATCACTAACACCTGAACCAAATAGTATTTCTGTTTTTAAATCTTCACCTCTAACATGTGTTGTAAATCTTCTTGATGTTTTAATAAGTTTTAATAAATAAGGTGTATCATTGAAAAATTGTGCAAGTGCTGGATTATTGTCTGTATTATTTTCTTCATCTTCAAATACGGTGTCTTGTGCTAAGAAAGGAACTTGATACCATTTGTTACCATTACTATCTGTTACAGAAATAACCTCAGTAACATTAGGTTCTGATAAAACTATTTTATCAAACTTAACAGCATTTGAAAATGTAAATGTTTCTGATTTTCTTGTTCCACTTTTTGAACCTATAATTTTTGTTAATTTAAATTTTTCTGGTATAGTACCTGATGATGGTTGAACTATTTCAACTCTCATTGGGTCTAACGAACTTGATACTTTAAAATTAATTGAATCTTGTAATGTAAATGTAGTACCATTGTTTGAACTTAAGATAGCATTCTCAGTTATTATACCTGCGTATTTTAAATCAGGTGCATAACTATCACCACTTGTTCTAGCTGGTACGGTTTGTGATACTTCTATTTTTGCACTTGCAGGTGAAGAAGTTTTAGGTGTATATCCCATTGATTGTGCAATCTCATAGATATTCTTTTTCTCTTCTGCCTGTAATATTAATGTTTCCCTAAACTGATTATCTATATAAAAATTAAGTACATCACCAACATATGCTGCCATCTCAATAAACATCATACCAGGGTCTGCCTCATTAAAATCATTATATGTGTTTGGAAAATATGATTTTGCAAACTCTATGATATTTTGTCTAATGGAAGAAAAGTCTCTACCGAGATAATTTACTTCTTTTGAAATTGTTTTTTTATTTGTCCCATAGTCTGGCATTTTAACTTCCCTTATTTATCGGTGCTTCTTGTGTAAAGTCTTCCGATGCAAACTGACCAAAATTAAATGTAATGGTCTGTAAAGATTCTTTATCAGTTTGTATTGTATATTCTAATTGAACTAATACAGCATTTTGATTTCTTTCGTCACTCCTAACGATTATATCATTAACAATAACATATGGTAACCATCTTTCTATTGCATCAGTAATTGCAACTTCAATCCTATCTTCTAAGTCTGGTGTATATTGTTCAAAAATCAATCTTGTTAAATCACTACCAAACTCTGGTTGAAATACTCGTTCACCTTTTGTGGTTAATAATAAGTTTCTAAGATTTGACTTAGTTTGTTGTAATAGATTTTTACTTTGTTCAAAAGTAGAGAACGCAGTTAAGTCTAATGGAAATGTTAAACCTACAAACTTATCAGGATTTTTATCTGTTTCTCTTACACTCATTTATTATTTTTTTCCTTTGAACTTATCGTGTTTCATCAAGTCACTATAGTCACGAGTTAATGCATTTACTAATGATTCAGGTACTTGTTCTGAAGAAACTCCTGCTTCTTTCATAGTTACTGCAGCATTTATATTTCTTTGAGTTTCTTTATCACCACCTGCCATCATAGAATCACCATAACCTAATAACTCTGAAGCTCTACTTGAATCAAATACACCACCACCCATTGTTGGATATTCATCTTCTACATCACCCTTGGATAAACCAACCGTTTCATTTAAAATTTCATTCAATGAATCATTTGATGTGTAAGTAACCTTTTCTTGTTTCTTAACAACAGGTCTTGGTTTTTGTTGTATTGTTTCTTGTGCGAGAGACTTAAGAGAGTCTTGTTTGTTCTCCTTAATAAATATCTCGTTAACTTGTTTTTTTACTTCTTTACGAACTATTAATTCTATTACTTTTATTAGTTCTCGTTTTTTCATTTTCTTACTCCTTTATGTAACCGTATAAACACCACTAAATGTGGCACCACTCGCTATATTAGTAAATATCACCGAGTCTAAATGTTCTTTAAAATAATCTCCAATATTTGATAAAAATCCATCCAATGTATCATCTTCCCATGTTGATGTTGGTGGTGTTCCACCTATAGTCACAAATGTACCATTAGTCAATGCAGTCCAATATAAAACTAATCCTGCACCAACACCACTAAGTAATACTGATGTAGATTGTGCTCGTAGTCCTGCCTTCATTGGTGTTAATATTAAATCTTTTTGTCCAAGGGTCTGATTATATGCAGTTCCGCCATTTAATATAGTATTGTGATATTCATCAACAATAAACTCTGCACATTCATCGGTTGTTTCAAAAAACTGACCATTGTTCATTCTACTTCTATAATTGTTTTGTAATGTATCAAATGCCATTATTTATCAATTCTATGTTTCTCACTTAATGCATCTTTGACTGCACTTAATGCAGATGTTACCGTACTCCAATTTGGTGCCGCTTGTATTGGGCCAGGAGTTGGACCTGTTGGTGTTGGTATACCAGTAACACCACCAATTGCAGTTACTAATGCATCTAACTTATCATATAGTGTTTGACCTAATACTTGTGGTTCTTCTGCAGTCTCACTACCAACTTTAACTTCTGTTGACTGCATAACAACAAGTGGTGATTCAACATAAACATCGTTGACCGAACCTATTGATATTTTATCTCCTGAAAATATTCCAATTGAATTTCCTTCAGATTTTTTTGTAGTAAAAATTAATCTATCACTACGAATCTGAACTTGTGCTTTATCATAATCTTTTACATCTTGTATTCTTATGGATTCTATTGGTAAATCAAAATTTTGTTTTTCGTTATAAGTTAAGTGAATTGAATTTAAATCACTTTTGATATTCTCTATTGATAATTTACCATTGTTAGTAAATGATGTAAGTCCACTTGTAATCTTTACATTAGTTGAACCTACTTGTTCATTAACTTGATTACTTCCTAAACGAATAGAGTTTCCGAATCTACCTTGTATTATAGTATCACCTTCAAATATTTTTAATGGTTTTACTTGTGGTATTGGAAAATAATAGTAACCAGGATTGTATGTTCCTTGGTTTGGTGATACTTTAAATGATGTACCACTTTTTGAATTATTTGTTGATAAATCTTCTGGTGTTGATATATTTGGTTGTGCACGATTAACTACTGAATTCTTTACATGTAATGTACCAAGGTAATATCTATCACCCTCATCATCAAACCCATATAAAACTTCACCAATTACTGGTACTCTTGAAAAATCAGAATTTAATGGTTTAAAAAAAAGACACTTATCTATTTCAAGATTAGATTCTGAATATAAAAATCTACCTAATACTGAACCATAGTAATCAAAGTTTGGTTCACCTTGTTCAGTTAATGGTAAATCTTTTTCTGTCAAACAAACATTTAATACTTCAAATGGTTCTAACTCATTGTATCGTGAAAGATTTTCATTAAGTTTGTTTGCTGTTTGTAAAGTGTCTTTATTGATAATCCCACTTGCGGACTTACCAATTCCTGCACCCATTTGTCCAATAAATTTTCTATTGTAACCCATTAATCACCTTTGATTGAAGATATAATATTATCTTGATGGTCTTGTAAATCGTGAACATCTCCTTCTATGGCATCCATTAATTGTTTCTTTTCTGCATCTGTTAGTCCAAATTCACTACCACTATCATCACTTATTCTACCCTCGGCAGCCATGATTCTTTGTACAACCGTAGCAAGTTTAACTAATTGTTCATCATTCTTTACATTAATCTCTAAATATTCTTTCAACATAGGAATGATTTGCACAGCCGTATCACCGTCCTTAATAAATCCAACTACTTCTTTCATGAGTACTTCTAATTGTTGTTTATTAGTTTTGGAATTGTCATAGATGTCTTTGAACACATCTGATAAGGTCTTACCTTCAAATATTTCGTAATCGTTTGCCATAATTTTGCCTGTTCGTTATCATTAATAAATATTAAAACTTCAAAAAATCGTTGTATATATTTATATATCAACCTATAAAAGTATAATATATATAATAGTTATTTATGTCGGTGGAAATCCGACTATAACGGAGAAACATAAATGAAGGAAATCATAACAATAGTTAAGGGATATATCAATGACCTAGCGGATTTGATGTTATCTTTGGTAGCCATAGGTGCGATTTCTGAAGTAATATTTGGAAGTGGTATCTTCGGTGTAAATGTTATCGGTAACCTAACATCAATCATAAACACATTCGGCGAATCCGGTTTCGCTGGGTTAGTCGCGTTGTTGGTGTTGGTGGGTTTATTCCGTAAATAGTACTAATTCGGATAGAAATGAAAAAGGGAAGTGTAAAAACTTCCCTTTTTTGTTTTATAAGTTATTCCAACTACCAGTATATCGTGTCTCCACAGAACCAGTAGCAAGATAGTTCCTTTGTAAGTTTACATGATGTTTCTTCATCACATTAACAACACGAGTAATGTGTTGTGTGTTGGAACCTGTCATCTCACGAATCAAAATATAAAGAGCCTTCTTATTAAAGTTCTCAATATTCTCACGAGTTTCAAACAAATATATTACTGCATTTGCAACATCAATATCTTGTTTTCTT